TCACTGCTGGTATCACCAGTCGGCGAGGGCATGACGGAGGAACTGGTGTTGAGCACCTTTGGCCACGAGCTCGGCCACGCCGTGTTCGACGCGCCAGGATGGATCGCGGATTCGAAAGTCGCCCCCGGGCTTTTCGATACGCCGGATCAACAGCAGCGAAAGGCCTACCGCACCACGACGCACGATATCGGACACCTGACGTCCCCAGGCGTGTCGCCTGCTCACGATGAGGGGCTGCTCGCCAGGATCGTCGAAGCCGAGCGAGAGAAAGAAAAGCGGATCGCGGAATTTCGCGCCAACGAATTCATGGGATCACTGCTGGTGCCCCGCCGACGGTTGGTCGAAGCTGTCATCGAGATGGCTCCGAAATATGACGTGACGCTGGTGGCATGCCCGGGCTTGCTGGAGGAGGATGCGCCAACAACTTTCACGGTCAAGACGGACGGGCCTTTTGGCGATTTCGACCTCGAGAATTTGCAGAAGGCCATTGGGAAGCGCTTCGGTGTTCACGGTCGCTTCATCAAGGTCCGTATGGCGCGATACGGTTTGCTGGCAGACGGTGCCAGTTGACGTAGTTGTCCGGTGATCTCCGGGCGCAGGTTGCCGGCCACGAGCCGGCGTTTTTTGAGCAGCAATGTTGCGCGTTTGCGCAACGCGCAACTCTGAAGGAGATGTAATGGTAACGGTATCCGAACAGCAACAAGAATCGCAAGAAGAAAGCCAGAAGGCCAATTCGGGGGCGACTGCCATTACGGCAAGTGACGGCGCAAAGCAGGCATCGGCCGACCACGGCCCTGATCTCCTGCCGGACATGGAGCATTTCGTCTGGCTGGCGCGCAAGATCAAGAACATCCCATTGCTTCGTCGGTTGCTCAGAAACGAGGGGGTACATGTACCGGAAAAACTTGCCGAGAAGATGGAGAAGGCCAAAGGTGCCCTTCCTCCGACTGTGCGAAAGGCACTGTACCCGCTGGTTGGCGAAGCATCATCTGTGACGCGGCAAAGGCTGGAGCGGATTGCCGAGCGCATCGAGATCCTCGGCGACGAGTATGGCAAGCAAGCCGTGCTGTCCCTGTTCGATGAGGGTGACGAGGCCGATGCAGCGGTGCTCGGCCGCCCCTGCGACCCCCATGGCCGTGCGCTCTATCTGTATCTCGAACAGGAATACCCGGAAAAGCATCGTCCGGGTGGCAGACGCTTCGACCACGCCGAGCGGGTCCAGGTGATGAACCGGCAATGGAGGAGTGAAGCGTATTCCAGTCATTACCGTGGCCCGCTGGGCCCGGCGCCGAAATTGGATGAGGCAATGCAGGAGCGCATCAAGGAGAGAATCCTGCTTCTGTATCCAAACGCGCCCCGCGACGACGTCATCATCGAGCAATTCAGCCGCCGCGACCTGGGCCATGCGCACCGGCACGAAGAGGGTGATGACGATGATGCCGCGAAGGAGATTCTGGAAACCCTGACGGTGACTTTCAATGGTGCCGAAGTCCATTACCCGAAGGTCGAACATGGGGAGGAGGTTTCCCATGACGACCTGGCTGCGCTTTCGATCCGGTTTTCACGGGAGCCGGCCACCGGGGCGTTGAGCGTATTCAGTGATGATCGTGAGATTCGGCGCGACCTGGCCGCGATCTTTCGCGATGTCGTGCTCGCGGCCGACGGCGCGATCGTGGACATGCCGATGCTGGAATTCGATCTCTCGGCCTTTGTCTCGCCGACCGTTCTGGCCAAGCTGGTCAGCGAGCGGATCGAGGGTATCGAGCGAATTGATATTCAGCATCTCAAGGTTGCCTGCCCTTCGCTTCGAAAAACCACCGATGAGGCGGGGGATCGGGAGATCGTCCAAGAACTGAAAAGCACGATGACCATCCAGCCCGATCGCCGCGATGATCGAGACATTTACGAGGTGGCTCGCCAGGACTATCGGAACCCCGACCTGTCTGTCTACCTGCCGGTGCAAACCAAGCTGGTGATGCGTATGGCCAAGCAGCGCCATCGCAAGGCGCACAACGTGGCCGTCCAAGTCACCGCTCCCAACGGTTTCAATGATCGCAGCAAGACCGAAGATGACCGCAAGCTGGTCATGGCCCAGTTGGAGAAACTCGGCATGGTGGTCAAGTTCTGATGTCGAGTACGGGTGCCGCGCACCTCGCATTTCTGGCCATTCTGGAGCAGGCCGGCGATCTTGCAAAACCTGTCTGCGCCTTCCGGATGGGAAGGTGCGCAGATGATTTTGTGCAGCGTCGCTGGCTACGTCCGGCACATGCCTACCTCACGCGCCAGATGGTTTCGTTTCTGGACGGTGAGATCGAGGTCGAAGTCGAGATCGACGAGGATGCCGGGGTGTACCGTTACCGCAGCCCGCAGTGGCGCTCGCGCATCCTGGCGAGGCCGCTTTCGGAAATTGCGCTGTATGACTTTCGCGTCGATGCGTGGTTGCACGACCTGGGAAAATGGATCGGGCTGGAAGATCCCTGCCCAAAGGACCAGACCCGCATCCCTGGCCACCTCTGGCACCTTGGTGATTTTCGTGTCTGCAAGACCACCGAACCTGCGCCTGTGTTGATCGCCAGACGCTTGCAGGTCGTCTCGCCCGAAACCCTGTCGTCGGTTCTCGCCGACCCGGCCTGGGGGCGACGCGGCGTCGTATTGACGCGCGAGTGGCCAGACCTTCCGCTGCCTGGCGTTCATGAGGTGCGGGCGTTTTCAGAGTTCATCGGGCCACAGGAAGGGAATGGCCAATTTGACTCGGCAGCTTTCGTCAGGGTTCTACGCAGTCTGACACCTCCGAGTGCATCCGATCAGCGGACGCAATACCTTGATGGCCAGGACCTTCTGCTCCCCCATTTCGAGACGGCTGTTCGCTTGTCACCCGCGCGGGCAAGGATCGTCAAGGCATCCTGGGGTACGGACGGCTATCCCTCACCTATCGTGACCTGGGCAGAGATCAAGATCGCCGCCCACTCCTCGTATCAATCCTTCGACGATGCATTCAAAGACTGCAGGGATATGGAGCGAGAGGACGTTTTCGACCTGATCGACCACGGGAAATACCGCCTGCGGCGAACTCCATAAATCTCCCATAGACGTCCCCGCACACTCCCCATAAATCCGTGCGGAAACTGCGATGTGCCCTTTTTGAACAGGAGGCACATCGAAATGCAAACGCAAAACCCTTCAGCAACAACCGGGCGGATTGGCCGCTCGGATTCCACGGCCGGTGTGAAGCGCCTGGCGCTCAACGAGTACGAGCTCGCAGAGCGCTGGAGAGTCTCGGTCAAGACCCTGCGTCGTTGGCGTCAGGAAGCCCTTGGATGCCCATTCATGAAACTCGGGGCGAGGGTCTCCTATGCCCTGGCGGATATCGAAGCCTTCGAACGACGCGTCTCGCGTTATTCGACTTCGGTTCGTGCGTATCAGTAAGGGGGCGGCCATGAGCGATCTGACCATCTTCCCCGCCGACATTGCCGAGATGTCCATCAGCCAACTTGCCGCACTGCCGGCATTGCAGAAGCACGAGATCGACAAGAACCTCGATGCGGCCATCGATTGGCTCAAAAAGGCCCGGACCAAGTTCGATGCGGCGCTGGATCAGTGCTACGGCGAACAGGCACGCGCCGCGCTGCATGGCCCGCTGCACATGAAGTTCGAGTTGCCCAAGAAGGTCAGCTGGGATCAAAAGCAACTGGCCGAGATCGCCGAGCGCATCGTGACTTCGGGCGAGAAGGTCGAGGGCTACCTCGACATTAAGTTGTCCGTCTCGGAATCCCGCTACACGAACTGGCCTCCGGCCCTGCAACAGCAGTTCGCCGCCGCCCGCACCGTGGATGCCGGCAAGCCGTCTTTCACCCTTTCCATCGATTCGGGGGAATGACCATGAGCGCAATCATTCCCTTCCAGTTCGACGCGCATGCCGTGCGCGTCCAGATCGACGATCTGGGTCTGCCGTGGTTCAACGCCAATGATGTGTGCTCGGCGCTGGAGTTCGCCAACCCGCACAAGGCCGTCGCTGACCACGTCGATGCCGATGACCTAACGAAACGTGAGGTCATCGACACGCTCGGCCGCCCGCAGCGCGCCAACTTCATCAACGAATCGGGACTCTACGCCCTGATCCTCGGCAGCACCAAGGATGCCGCCAAGCGCTTCAAACGCTGGGTGACCAGTGAGGTACTGCCCGCTATCCGCAAGACCGGCGCGTACTCCGTGCCCGGCGCGGTGGCCGCCTTGCCTGCGCCAACCCAGGATCGGGTGAGCGCCATCCTGTTGATCGGCGAAGCGGTCGCCAAGGTGCCCGGCGTCAAGACCGGCATTGCAATGGCCGCGACGCTGACCTGCATCCAGGAGAACACCGGCCTGGCTGTCGAGACGCTGCGTCGCACCCTTCCCGCCGCCGTCGATCCGATCTCCTCGCTCAACGCCACCCAACTCGGCAAGCTGCTGGGCCGTTCCGCCAAGGGTACCAACCGGCTCCTGGCAGACCACGGCCTGCAGTTTCGCAATGATCGCGACGAGTGGGAACTGACCGAGGCCGGCGAAGCCTGGGCCGAGGCCATGCCGTACTCGCGCAACGGTCATTCCGGCTACCAGATCCTCTGGAATCCGGCCGTCACCGAGCAGATCCGGGAGGCGGCATGATGGACAAGCCTCTTCGCATCATCACCGCCGACGAACGGTTCGCGGAAAAGAGCGGAGCCAAGCTGACGCTGCTCGGCAAGAGTGGTATCGGCAAGACCAGCCAGCTACGCACCCTGCCCGAGGCGTCGACGCTGTTTGTCGATCTCGAGGCCGGCGATCTTGCCGTCAAGGCCTGGCGTGGCGACTGCGTGCGGCCTGCCACTTGGCCCGAGTTCCGCGACCTGGTGGTCTTCCTCGCCGGCCCGAATCCGGCACTGCCGCCCGATGCGCCGTTCTCCGATGCGCATTACCGGCACGTCTGCGAAGGCTACGGCGACCCGGCCCGGCTGGCGAAGTACGACACCTACTTCGTCGACTCGATCACCGTGCTCTCGCGCTTGTGCCTGACCTGGGCCAAGGCGCAGCCGCAGGCCTTCTCCGACCGCACCGGCAAGCCCGACACCCGGGGCGCCTACGGGCTGCTCGGCACCGAGATGATCGCCGCACTGACCCATCTGCAGCACGCGCGGGACAAGAACGTCATCTTCGTCGCCATCCTCGACGAGCGCCTGGACGATTTCAACCGCAGGGTCTTCGTGCCGCAGATCGAGGGCTCGAAGACCGCGCTTGAACTGCCCGGCATCGTCGATGAGGTCGTGACGCTGGCCGAACTCAAGACCGACGAGGGAGAGCTTTACCGCGCCTTCGTCTGCCAGACGCTCAATCCTTGGGGCTATCCCGCCAAAGACCGATCCGGCCGACTCGACCTCGTCGAGGAGCCGAACCTTTTGAAGCTCATCCGCAAATGCGCTGGCGACAACGCCGCCATCCATCACTGAAAGGACACGTAATGAACACCTGGACCGATTTCAACGACGCCGAACAACAGCAGGGCTTCGATCTCATCCCGAAGGGCACCACCGTCAAGGTGCGCATGACCATCAAGCCGGGCGGCCATGACGATCCGGCGCAGGGCTGGACCGGGGGTTACGCCACCGAGAGCTTCGACACCGGCAGCGTCTACCTCGCCTGCGAGTTCGTCGTGCTGGATGGGCCGTTCGCCAAACGCAAGATGTGGTCGAACATCGGCCTACAGTCCCGGAAGGGGCCGACCTGGGGCCAGATGGGACGCAGCATGATCCGGGGCATCCTCAATTCGGCCCGCAACGTCCATCCCCAGGACAACTCCCCCCAGGCTGCGTCCGCTCGCCGCATCCAGGGCTTCCACGAACTGGATGGCATCGAGTTCCTGGCCCGCGTCGACGTCGAGAAGGATGCCAAGGGCGAGGACCGCAACGTGGTGAAGCTCGTCGTCGAGCCCGACCACAAGGACTACTCGGCTCTGATGGGCACAGGAACGAAGGCGCCGGCCGGCGGCGGCAATTCCGGAGCACCCGCGCCGGCGGCACCTCAACCGGCGACCACGCAGCGTCCGCCCGTTCCCGGCAAGCCCGCCTGGGCGCAGTGAGGAGGCCGGTCATGACAGGAAAACGCTGCGGCAACTGCCGCCATCTCGACCGGTCGAGCGCCAGCGACATCGGCGGGCTGCGCATCGCCCGCTGTCGCCATCCGAGGGGTGTGCGCATCGGGACGACCGCCATTCGCAACAACTATGTGGAGCTCGACGCCTGCTGTACCGAGCACGCCGTCCGTGCCCGGCAGGGCGCGCAGCCGGGAGGCTGCCATGCATGAGCGGCAAATGCTGGGTATGCAAACGGCAGGCGCGAGGGTTCGGCCATTCGGATGGTCGCTTCAAGATCGCCGACCCCCGGCGCTATCCCCTCGACTGGGTGTTCTGCAGTCGTCGCTGCCAGGACATCTTTCACACGCTCTACGGCCGGCGACTGGCGGCCGAGGAGCGCGGGGAGTCTCTCATGGTTGATGCGAGTGATATCGAAATCGCGGCGATGCGCGATTGTCTGAAGGCCTTTGGTTCGGCAGCCGAGCACATCGGCTTCGACAAGCCGCTCGGGGCGTATTCGGAAGCGGAGGCGATGACGGTCATCGACGCCATCGTCACGCGCTACACCGAGGCGCTGACCGAGCATCATGAACGGGCAAGCATGCCGCCGCTGCGCGGCGTGCCGGCGGCCGAGGTTGTTCGTGATCCGTTTGCCGACCTGAAGGATGACCTGCCGTGGGAAGAGCCGAAGGGAGGGAAGCCATGATGGACTTCAACTCCTCTTCGAGCGTCTCCGGGCAGATCATCGCCCTGGTCGATGCCGGGATGCAGCAGGCGCGTGCCTGCCAGTCTGAGCGCCAGTACCTCGGGGCCTCGCGACTCGGGGTGGCCTGCGAGCGCGCACTGCAGTTCGAGTACGCCAAGGCGCCAGTTGACCATGGGCGCGACGTCCCCGGACCGGTGCTGCGCATCTTCGAGCGCGGCCACGTCATGGAGGACTGCATGGTCGCGTGGCTGCGGGACGCGGGGTTCGATCTGCGCACCCGCAAGGCCGACGGCGAGCAGTTCGGCTTCTCCGTGGCCGAGGGCCGCCTGCAGGGCCATATCGACGGCGTCATCGTCGGTGGCCCGGAGGGCTTCGCCTGTCCGGCACTCTGGGAATGCAAATGCCTGGGCAACAAGTCCTGGCGCGATCTGGAGAAAAGCGGCCTGGCCGTCGCCAAGCCCGTCTATGCCGCGCAAGTGTCGATCTACCAAGCCTATCTCGAACTCACCGAGCACCCGGCGATCTTCACGGCGCTGAACGCCGACACGATGGAGATCTACACCGAGCTCGTGCCCTTTGATGCGGCCCTGGCCCAGCGCATGTCGGATCGGGCGGTAAAGGTCATCACGGCGACCGAAGCGGGAGAACTCCTGCCACGCGCATTCCATGACTCGACCCACTTCGAATGCCGGATGTGCGCATGGCAAGACCGCTGCTGGAGCAACACATGAACAACCACACCCCATCTCAAGAAGCGCTGGCTGAAGACGAGTCGATGATCGATGCCCGACAGGCCAGCTTCGCACTGCGGCTGCCCTACTACTGGTTCGCCGATCCGCAGATGCGTGCCGCAAAGCGCATCCCTCACTACCTGTTGTCGCGCATGGTTCGCTTCCGACTCTCGGAGCTGGAGGTCTGGTATCGACAGAACGGAAGGGTATGCCAGGCCGGCAAGCTCGGTACGGAGGGCGACGATGACTGACTACCGCGTTCAGATCAAGGTCAGAAACGCTCGCCTGTTGCGCGCCATTGAGAAGGCTGGCCACCAGCCCGGCCAGATTTTTGCGCGCGAGGTCGGCATCAGTTACACGGGCCACCTCTTGCCCTACCTCAACCTCAAACGCACACCGTTTGACGAGATCGGTGATCTCAGGCCATGTGCAGAGATGCTCTGCGTATTCCTCAACCGTCTGCCAGACGAGTTGTGGTCGGAGGAGCAGCGTTACCCGTTGGTCACGAACGCCGCTGAAATCGAGCTTTCTGCAACCAGCGTTCACGAGTTGCTCTCCAGTCCATCAAGCTGCGCCGACCCGCTCAGTTTGCTGGAGAAGAAACAGGCCGCCCAGGCGGTCGATGCCCTGCTCGATACGCTCACGCCACGTGAGGCCGAGGTGCTGCGGTTGCGCTATGGCATCGATGGTGAACCGATGAGCCTTCATGAAGTGGCGAAGGTCAATCGAATCAGCACGTCACGGGCTATGCAAATCGAGGCCAAGGCACTGCGCAAGCTGCGTGCGCCTGCCCGCCAGACAGCACTGATGGACGTTGTCGTGGAGGCCTCATGATCGACTTCAACGATATCCCCATCGTGGAGGCCGGCGGATACGAAGTGGAGCGCGAATCCATCCGTGCTGACCTGATTGCCCGGCTGGATTCGGTGCTGACCACAATGTTCCCTGCCGGGAAAAAGCGCAAGGGCAAGTTCCTCATCGGTGACGCGCTGGGCAGTCCGGGCGACAGCCTCGAGGTGGTGCTCGATGGCGAGAAGGCGGGACTCTGGACGGATCGCGCTACCGGTGACGGCGGCGACATCTTCACGCTGATCGGCGGGCATTTCGGCATCGATGTCCATGCCGACTTCCATCGGGTGCTGGAACAATCCACCGACCTGCTTGGACGGGCCAGGTCAGCGCCGGTACGCAAAGCCAAGAAAGAAGCCCCGGTCGACGATCTGGGCCCGGCCACTGCCAAGTGGGACTACCTCGACGCGGAGGGGCACCTCCTTGCGGTCGTCTATCGCTACAACCCGCCCGGGGAAAAGAAGCAGTTCCGGCCGTGGGACGCCAAGCGTCGCAAGATGGCCCCGCCCGATCCGCGCCCTCTCTATAACCAACCGGGCATGGCCTCAGCCAGTCAGATCGTGCTGGTCGAGGGCGAGAAGTGCGCGCAGGCCTTGATCGACGCCGGCATCGTGGCGACCACCGCGATGCATGGCGCGAACGCCCCGGTGGAAAAGACCGATTGGTCGCCGCTGGCGGGCAAGTCCGTGCTGATCTGGCCCGACCGCGACAAGCCGGGCTGGGAGTACGCGACACAGGCGGCACAAGCCATCCTGTCGGCCGGAGCCAAGTCCTGCTTCATCCTATACCCACCCGAAGAGGCGACGGACGGCTGGGATGCGGCCGATGCCATTGCCGAGGGGTTTGACGTCGCCGCCTTCCTTGCCCACGGCCCACGTCTGCAGATGCATGACGTGGCCGATGAGGCTGAACCCGTCGTCAGCAGTGACGAATCGGTGTGGGGCACCGAGGATGCGCTCGCGCTGGCCTTCACCCGGCGCTATCACCGCGACTGGCGCTACGTCGCCGGCTGGGGGCGCTGGCTGGTGTGGGATGGCAATCGCTGGCGGACCGAGGACACGCTGGCTGCGACCGATCTGATCCGCAGCGTTTGTCGCCACGCCGCCGTCCGTGCCGAGAATCCCAAGGTAGCGGCCAAGCTCGCCAGCTCGAGTACGGTCGGCGGTGTGGAACGGCTGGCCAGGGCGGATCGTCGGCATGCCGCGACCACCGAGGAGTGGGATGCCGATCCGTGGCTGCTCAACACCCCGGGCGGCATCGTCGATCTGAAAACCGGTCGCCAGCGCCCGCATGACCGTGCCGACCGGATGACCAAGATCACCACGGCCACACCGGGAGGGCTCAGTGGCAATGAGTGCCCGACCTGGCGACGCTTCCTCGATGAGGTCACAGGCGGTGACGTGGAGTTGCAGGCTTACCTGCAGCGGATGGTGGGCTACGCGCTGACCGGATCGACGCAGGAGCATGCCCTGTTCTTCCTGTACGGAACGGGCGCGAACGGCAAGTCGGTGTTCGTGAATACCCTGGCCACGATTCTTGGCGACTACGCGACCAACGCGCCCATGGACACCTTCATGGAAACGCGCACCGACCGGCATCCGACCGACATGGCCGGGCTGCGCGGTGCGCGCTTTGTGGCGGCCATCGAAACCGAGCAGGGACGCCGCTGGGCGGAATCGAAGCTCAAGAACCTGACCGGGGGCGACAAGATCTCCGCGCGCTTCATGCGCCAGGACTTCTTCGAGTTCTTCCCGCAGTTCAAGTTGTTCGTCGCAGGTAATCACAAGCCGGCGATTCGCAACATCGACGAGGCCATGAAGCGACGGCTGCACCTGATCCCGTTCACGATCACCGTGCCGCCCGAGCGCCGTGACAAGCATCTGCAGCAGAAATTGCTGGCCGAGCGTGACGGCATCCTGGCCTGGGCGGTGCAGGGCTGTCTCGACTGGCAACGCCATGGACGACTCGATCCGCCCCGGCGTGTGGTGGAAGCCACCGAGGAGTATTTCGAAGCCGAGGACGCGCTGGGTCGCTGGCTCGATGAGCGCTGCGTGCGCGAGGCTAACGCCAAGTCGCTGACCGCCGAACTTTTCAACGACTGGAAACAGTGGGCCGACAGTGCCGGTGAGTTCGTCGGCTCGCAGCGGCGCTTCTCGGATCTCTTGATCACGCGCGGGCTGGAGAAGTGGCGCAACAGCGTGGGTGTGCGCGGTTTTCGGGGCGTGGGTCTCAAGGATCCGCCCAAGCCCGCCTACACCCCTTATGCCGACAACTGAACCCCATGACGACACACCGGACTGACGCTTCCGACGCTCTACATCGTAACTCTCTATACGCGTGTGCGCGTGCGCGCGTCACGGGAAGTTACGACATGATCCGTCGGAAGCGTCAGACCTGCACCCAACAAGGACTGACACCATGACCACGACCGTTCTTGCCCTCGACTTGGGCACTACCACCGGCTGGGCGCTGCGCGGCAGTGACGGCCACATCACGAGCGGCAGAGAGAGCTTCCGACCCCAACGCTTCGAAGGCGGCGGCATGCGCTTTCTGCGCTTCAAGCGCTGGCTGACCGAGATCAAGCAATCCTGCGACGGCATCGACTGCCTGCACTTCGAGGAAGTGCGTCGCCATGTCTCGACCGACGCCGCCCACGCCTACGGCGGATTCCTGGCCACGCTCACGGCGTGGTGCGAGCACCACCAGATCCCGTACCAGGGCGTGCCAGTCGGCACGATCAAGAAGCATGCGACCGGCAAAGGTAATGCAGGCAAGGAGGACGTGATCACAGCCGTTCGTGCGCGCGGCCACGCTCCGGTTGATGACAACGAAGCCGATGCCCTGGCATTGCTGCACTGGGCCATCGAGACGCAGGAGGTGTGACGTGAAGATTCCGCCACAGCAATACCGCTGCCCGCTCGATCGCAGTTCTTCCCGCGAGGATCCGGAGAGCATCAAGCGCCAAGGTTGGCGCGACCAGCACATCCTCGTGGTGTCCGAGGAGGACAAGCGCTTGGATTTCGTCGAGCGCGAGTTCGTGCGACGACTTGGAGAACGCCTGTACGGAGGGAAACGCCATGGCTGAGTGGACGATCGACGACGTGGCGGCCCGGTTTGCCGAGGCGGCCGAGACGGGACGGCGACTCCCCCGGGTCAGGGTGCAGGGCTACTTCAACGTGTGGCCCGCCTTCGTGCGCGATGGGTGGGAAGGCTTCGACGACAAGGACTACGCATACCGACCGCTTCCCCCAACCCCCGAGGCGATCGAACGGATGTTGGAGACGATGCGCTGGATGCAGTGGCTGGAGGTGGAGCAGCGGCATCTGGTCTGGATGCGCGCCAAGCACTACGAGTGGAAGTTCAT